GAGAGTGTGGCTAAGATCACGGGGATCACTGTCCAAATAGGCGCAGATACCACGGGACTTGATGCGGCGCTGAAGGATGTCAATAAGACATCGCGAGAAATATCCAAGGAGCTGCGGGAAGTCGAGCGGCTGCTCAAATTTGACCCCCACGATACCGAGCTTTTGGCGCAGAAGCAGCAGCTACTCGCTGATCAGGTCGAGAATACCCGGAAGAAGCTTGACACTCTCAAGGTCGCCCAGGAACAGGTGAATGAGCAGTTCCGAAAGGGCGAAATCAGTGTAGAGCAGCATAGAGCTTTTCAGCGGGAGCTCATAAAGACCGAGGACCAGCTCAGGTCATATGAGGCGCAGCTCAAGAAGGTCAACATCCAAAGCGCTGACTTCGTGGCCAAGGCTGGTGAGATAGGCTCAAAGCTGCAGGATATCGGGGGAAAACTCACTGACGTAGGCAAGAAGTGGTCTATGCACGTGACCGCTCCGCTCACGGCACTGGGCGTCATATCTGCGAAATCGGCTATTGATTTCGAGTCGGCATTTGCCGGCGTCCGCAAGACAGTCGACGCCTCAGAGGAGGAGTTCGCCGCTCTTGAGCAGGGTATCCGAGACATGACGAAGGAGATCCCGGCGGCGGCCACCGAGATCGCCGGCGTCGCTGAAGCTGCTGGTCAGCTTGGCATAGCTGTTCCTCATATTCTGAGCTTCACTCGCACAATGACCGACCTCGGCGTTGCCACCAACCTGACAGCCGAGGAAGCCGCGATCAATCTAGCACGGTTCGCCAACATCGTGCAGATGCCACAAGACCAGTTTGACCGTTTGGGTGCGGCCGTCGTGGCTCTCGGCAACAACCTTGCCACCACCGAAGCTGAGATAGTCGAGATGGGTCTGAGGCTCGCTGGTGCCGGTGCTCAGATCGGACTGGCAGAGGCCGAGATCATGGCCCTGGCTGGTGCGCTCAGCTCGGTAGGCATACGGGCTGAGGCCGGAGGCTCGGCGTTTTCCAAGCTCATGATGCAGATGCAGCTCGCGTCTGAGATCGGCCCCAGAGCGAACGAGATTATCGCTCAGACCGGCAGGAGCCTGCGTGACCTTGAGATTCTATCCAACGAGAACGCCCAGGGTTTCAAGGAAGTGGCCGCCTCGATCGGCATAACTGGCACTGAGCTTAAAGACTACATGGCTGCAGCCCGCGACCTCGAGCAGTTCGCTACGGTCACTGGGCAGAGCGCAGAGGAGTTCAGCGAGGCGTTCAAGGAGGACGCTGTAGTCACCATCGGCGCATTCATCGAAGGTTTGTCAACCGCCGAGGAGCGTGGCGTCTCGACGATAGCCGTCCTAGAGGAGATGGGCATCACCGAGATTCGGCTCCGCGACTCGCTGCTCCGAGCCGCCGGCGCGCAGGAAGTGTTCGCGAACGCCGTTATGATCGGGACGCAAGCGTGGGACGAGAACATAGCACTGACCAAAGAGGCAGAACAGCGCTACGCGACGACCGAGTCTCAGATCCAGATGATGAAAAACTCGCTCACTGACGTGGCAATCACGTTCGGCGAGATCTTGCTGCCGCCGCTCACCCAGGTCATACAGAAAATCTCTGATCTGGCCGAATGGTTCGGGAACCTTAGCCCTCAGACTCAGGAAATCATAGTCAAGGTCGCGGTCCTCGCTGCGGCTGTGGGTCCCGTGGTACTTGTCATCGGGAAGCTCACGTCGGCGGTCGGAGTGCTACTCCCCTTCCTCTCGACCCTGGCCGCGTTCGTGAGTAAGACCCTAATACCGGCTATCATGGGCATCTCTGCACCGACTATTGGTGTGGTAGCGGCGATAGCTGCTTTGGGTGTCGTAGCCTATGAGGTCTACAGGGCTTGGGATGAAGTCAAGGCGGCATTGCTTGCGGTCTGGGAGCTGCTCAAGGCGAACGCCACCCAGCTAGGCTTATACATCTCCATCGCTTTCGAGGAGATGAAATCCGTCGTTCTGAACGCCGTCGACGCAATGATCGACAAGTTGGGCATCCTTGAGAAGCTGCCGTTCGGCCTGGGTGACAAGTTCAAGGGGTTGAAGGACGCCGTCGCAGAGAGCGCCGATGCATCCGAGGCTCGTATAGCTGAGCTGCAACAAAAGCTGGAGGAGAACTCCAAACGAATTCAGGTCGCCCTCGAGAGTACCGAGGTCGCGTTTGGCGACCTCGGTACCAAGGTTGCCGACGACGTGAAGGGCGTTATTAGTGCCATCACAGGTCAGACTGATGCTATCGAGCAGTCTCAGACGCAGCAGACAGCCATAATCGAGGAGCAGTCGGCACTACGCACTGATATCCTCAACGACGAGATCAATCAGCAGATACAGACCATGTACGACGGTATGACCGCCATCGTCGATTCATGGATTCAGGCCGGTTATGACAGCGAAGGCGATGTCCGCGAGATGGCGGAGACCCTCGCTCAGGGGATGGCCGACAATCTCGTCGGTCAGTCACCGCCAAAGGAGGGTCCGCTCTCCGACATCGACGAGGGCGGCCGGCGAGTCGTCGAGGCATGGGCCGAGGGCATCATACAGGGCATTCCCGCGGTGGAGGTCGCGGCTCGCACAGTGGCAACTGTGACGGAGAGGGCATTAGATCAGGCCGACCGGCTGCGTGACAAGTGGATGAAAGCCGCCGAGGATATCGGCAAGGCATTTGAGAAGATGGCTGTAGCCGTAGGCAACATGTGGCTGACCGGCACCGGTAGCTGGGAGGAGATTTTGCTCCAGTTCGTCCGCACCGCGATCAACCACATCCTAACCGCAGCCGTCGCTGCGATGGGCATTGCGGAGTTAGTGAGCCAAGCCCTCGCCAACATGTGGAACCCGTGGGGTTGGATAGCTATCGGCGGCCTCCTGATCGCACTAGCGGAGATCCAAAACGAGCTGCAACAGAAACTCGGCGGTATTGGCGGCGTGGCTACACCTCCATCAGGAGGTGCGGGAGGCGGGGGAGCTCCGGCACCATCCAGATCATCAGATGGAGGCCGGCAGGTATCGGAGATCACAGGTCCGACGCGAGATCTGCTCACGGACCTGCTCTCGCCGTTAGCTCACCTGGGACAGATAGTTGCCCCTATCCAGGACATTAGGCAAATCCTGTATGAACGGTTGCCTAATTTCAACCAGATGGAGTTTGCGGGAGCGGCCCCGGCCGGGGTGACTATCAACATCAGTCCGGGAGCGGTCGTCGTGCACGGAGGGCCTGCGGACAGCTTGAACGTTGACCGACTGGCCGAGCAATTGGCTAAGAAAGTTTATGACCAATTGAGAGGAAGGGGCGGAAGATGATCAAGCTAATCAATACGAGAGGCACAGAAAGACTCTTACCTGAGACGATTATTCTGAAGCAAATTCCGTTTAGCATATCCCTTCCTTATCAGCGGTTGGTCGGTCGAGATGGTGCCGTGGCCACAGGTAGACCAACCCGTGAACCTCGTCAATTTGCTCTGGAAGGGCGCATTTACTATCCGAAAAAGGAGCGCATTGAGCAGGAGCTTGATGCGCTCTTGTCTCTATTGGCTCATCCACCTGTCAAGGTATACCGGCTCTACACAAAGGCACGGTATTTGACAGCTTATCCCCTTGGAGCGCCCCAAGACTGGATTGACAAGGGCGCCGAGCTAGGCATCAGCATACCGATGATAGCCCTGGACCCCTATTGGTACGGGCCCGCTGCTGAGGTTGAAGTGACTGGCACGAATACAGTACATGTTGACTGCACTGCGCCAGTGATTCCGGTGATAAGCACGGTTGATAGTGTCTCGGGTCTAACGGTGGTTAATCAAACAACAGGGCAACAGGTAACGGTCTCGAAGACGGGACGCATCGTGGTTGACAATGAGCACTTCACAGTGCTCGTTGATAATGAACCCGCGTTAGACGCTGTTAGTGAGAATTGGATTCTTTATGGGTTCGAGCTTGTGCCCGGTGATAATGTCATAATGACCAATGTGCCAATTAACATTGTCTATCGTCACAGATGGTACTAAGGAGGTGGTGATGTGTATAGTGTCCGGATACTAGACAGGCAAAGACGATTACAGGCATTATTGCCCGGCGTTACTTGGAGATACACGCGCTTAGTAAATGAAGCTGGAACCCTTGATGTGCATATCCCGCGGGCGATTATCGAGACACATATCACACCCGACCATGTATTGTACGGGTATTTACACCCAGCGCAGTCTCCAATGGTAGAGGTGTCGTCGCAAAGACCCATCCCGAACAGGCTCGCATATGCGGAGATAGCGGCGTTTGTCCAGATATACAAAGGTACTAAGCTGGTCATCAGCGGCAAGATTACCGGCAGGAGTTTTGGCGAGGTAGTCACTGTCTCAGCTAAGACGGAAGAAATCCTGCTCGAAAAGAACATCACACCTCCAAACTACGGTGCCGTTTGGGACGGCTGGGATTTAGCTGATTTGGCACGTGATTTACTTGACGGCTGGCATGTGCTGAGGGTAAAAGCGCCTGAGCAGTGGCAGTCAAGAATAGTCGAGAGGCAGAATGTCGATTTGACTACC